GGTGTTGCTTGTGTATCTGACGGGATCGTTAGCATAGCATCTTGAAAAATGTCGGCTTGAAGTAAGTTATGAACAACGCCTTCATGAAGATTGATTCTTTTCTGTATGTATGCGTTCCCTGTGTTGTCCGTCAATACGTTCTCTAACTCAATGGTTTCCTTGACTATATGGATTGGCATTATCGACACCTCTTATGTGCTTCTCGTACGGCTTTTTTGAATCCGTCCTTCTTCCACTGACCGTTGGCTTTTTTGTATTTGGGTGCTATCTTTGCAAATTCACGTTTGTACTTTTTCTGATACGCTGTCAACTTTTTACGCTTGATCGGATCAACTACCCTTGCAGAAGCGACTGGACTTTCACTTCCAGCTTCTAACATGGCTTGTTCCATGTCCTGAACGTTTCCTCCTGTCGGTACTAATGTTTCACCAGCTCGTATGTAAATAACAAACTGTGGGTTATGATCGTCAAGCATGTATGCTTGATATGCTGGAATAGCAACCATGTCTAATGGAAAAACTGTGTTCTTATCTCCAATGATCAACCCTGTAAGAGCGCCAATGCCAGCACCTACAGGACCACCAATAGAAGCGCCTAAACCTCCTAATGCGACGGCACTTTCAACCTTAGACTTCGCTGATTCTGTTTTACTTCTCTTTGGCATCTAAAGACCCCCTCAGAGGTCTTGTGCCTGAGATAGCATCTGCGTGAGATCCTTAGAAGTGATCTTCTTAGGTTCTGCAATGATCATAACGTCCAGCTCTGCAGTAGTGTCAACCAATGCTTGATTAGAACATGCTTCCAATCCGATCCCGATTAGTAGGTCGGTAACAATGTCAAATCCTTCAGGATGAAGGTCAGGTGTCCCAAACATATGCTCGTATGTGTCAAGAACTGCGCCAGGGCCCGCACCCGCACCACCATTAGTTTGCATAACTGTGGTTTGCTTTTCAAAGACACATAGCACGTTGGGACTTCCAATTCCTACATCGACAATTTGCTCATATGCTGTTGTTGTAGCGAAAATTTTGACTTGTGCAGTTGTACCAGCGGATGGTACATTGTCAAGATCGGTGGTTGTTAGTACGTTTGGAAATACTCCGTCATCATTGTCAACCCGAGTCCTAAGCTGGAAGCGGATCTCCTTTACTGCGAGTCCTTTGTTTTCAACGATTGATACATAATCGCTCATGTCAACCCTACCATAAACAAGGGCTGTGTCTCCTTGTGAATTGATGTCGAATTGCAGTCTGTCTCTCAAAATTACGTCGTTTGCGCCTTTTGCCATAAACATTCCATGCGAATTCGGCTTATTAATTAGTAAGATAGTTCAGATCTCGTTCCTACTACTACTACTACTACTACTACTACTAACAAATAATATAATTATATATATATATACAGATAGGGAACAGTATGGCCCGACCCAAATCGAAACCAAAAGAGAGGACACGTTCGATCACATTAGACCTGGACGTGTCTGAAATCGCACAAAGATTAGCAGATAAGATGGAGTTGAGTTCGACTCTATCTGAATTGTTACGTCAAGCGTACGGCTTTGGAGACAAAGTCGAAGAGAAAAAACGTGAGTTGACCGCTCTTCTCGATGAAAAAGATCGCATGAGAACCAAAGAACAAGAACTTGTTGAAGAAATAGACAGAATGGAGGCGGAATTGCTTGATAAGAAGGCTATCAAACTCCCTCAGTTGACTGACAGGCTCAGAATACTGGAAGCCCGTCGCCAACGCATCCAGAGAGAGGTCAACATGGGCGTAACTGAAAATTTCACAAACAACAAATTGCGAGTGTTGGCTAACATCGATCAACTGATTAAAGCAACAGAAGAAGAAATGGAGGAATATCAATGATCGTCGGAGAATTTGAATGTGCTATGTGTTACGAATGGCGATTGTTGAAAGATTTTGCATTTAGTTTTGAGGCTGATGGTTTAGATCATGGCGTTTGCGGATTTTGTGCGGGGTGTTATGATGAGTGAGATCCCAATTATTATTTTCAATTGCATTGGTAAATCTTCACATGCAACGCACCAGCTTGAACCATATGATCGAATGTTCGGACATTGTATGAACAAGTTTGTGTATCAACGAAATGTAATAGGAAGTTTAGAGATCGTTGATTTATTTGCTCGCCAGTGTCCTTGGGGAACTGTTCGCAATGACATCAACCCTCAATTATATCCAGCTTACACAACCCATTCAATGGATGCACTTGAATGCATTAAAGGTTTGAAACGTAACAGCGCACATATCATATTGTTCGATCCTCCATTTAGTGATCGTCAATCTGCAGAAGAATATGGCACATCTAATTTGTATACTGATCCGTCGTATATTGCAGAGATTGGTCAAGAAATGTTCAGAGTTTTGCAACCTGGAGGTTTTCTCATTAAATGCGGTTACAACACAAACGCACCCGCAAAAGGATTTGAATGTGTCAAAGTATTCATTGCTAATTTTGGCGCATCTCGTAACGACATATTGTTTAGTTTGTGGACTAAAACACAAACTTCGCTACAAGTGGGACTAAATTAGTCCAACCACGCCTTGAACATCCATTCCGAGGCTGACAGCGACTGCCACAGCGATATAACGCATCACTTTAGTCATACCACGCAGTTCTATTATCGTTTGTTCCATCAATAACATGCGCTCTTCCAGCTTAGAAATACGCAGATCTTGACTCTTATCGATCTGACTCATAGCATCAACACGTTACCATTGTCAGCGTGCTTTATTGGAGGCCATTGTTCACGCAAAGGCCCTGAAACAAGACCTTCATTGTCAACTTCTTTGAACCAATCAGGGTAAACATTACCAAATGCCTCATCATAACCGCTCATTGATCGAGCGTCGGATATGGCATTTCTGATTTCTGCAGTTGTTTGCATTGTCTCATCATCTCGACTCGGTAATTTAAGGAAGAATGACCCAGGTGCTGTAGGAGAAACTGTCAACTCTGGACGTATGCCACCATATCGCCACATTGGGAATGTGTTACCTTCCAGTACTGCAGTTGATACAATACGGCCATTTGACATCAATTCAGCGCACATTGCAACGTGGTTTTCATGGATCTGACCCATAGTTGCGGTGATATTTGACACATTTTTGTCCTCAAAAACCATCAAAAAGGACAATGCAAGGTTCTGATATGTCGTATCATTAACTCCTGAAAGATGCACACAGATATAACAATGCGTTGAATAGAACTGTTGAAGCTGGCGGGATGCGATCTGTTTTGACGGAAATTGGTTAAAATCTGTAAACGTAAACGGTCTAATTTCTGCATTTGCCTTAAACAAAACTGAATCATCACCCGCAGAAGCATAACGTCGCTCGTAAGTTAATGTTTCATCTCCTAAGTCCATTTGAGTTGGGATCTGTGGATATGGTGAAATTACGATCTCCATGAGTGGGGGTGTTGCTTGTGTATCTGACGGGATCGTTAGCATAGCATCTTGAAAAATGTCGGCTTGAAGTAAGTTATGAACAACGCCTTCATGAAGATTGATTCTT